GCAAATATTTCATTGCGGCCAAAATCAACTATGGCACAGAGTTTTACCTATATTCAGCCGATGAATTGCGCCAACAGTATAAGGCGGCCAAGGAAGCCGGCGCGGCAGAATCCGAATTGGATATGATGCAGAATCGTATTTTGGAAACGGAATATAGGAATGACCCGATGCAATTGCGCCGAATGCGTGTATTGTCCGAACTTGAACCATTCCGGCATTTGTCCCGGCAAGAGGTTAACGAACTGTTTGCAAAAAATCTTGTTTCCGAACAGGATTTACGCATTAAACTAAATTTTCCTAACTTTGTACGGCGGTTTGAACGCGAGAACACCAATATCGTGGACTTTGGCGAAGCGATACCGTACACAAGGAAGATTGAGATTATTATGGCCGAATTCCGGCGTTATGCCGATGAACAGACCCCGGTACAGGCCCAAGTATAACCAATAAATACCATTAAGCGATGTTGACAAAAGACGGGCGCGATACCCCGATTGAGAAACTAACGGCGGACAATTACATTGTTCCCCAAGGCGAAGAACGGTCGTATCACGCAATCATTGAGGTCGTACAATTCGACCCGAAAACAGGCGCACGGCTTTCAAGGCCCCGTGTTCAAAAGTTTGGCAAAAAGATGTTCGAAACACACGTTTTGTCAAGTCTGAAAAAACAAGGTTACACCGTAACCATTTTGCACGACCCGAACGTATGGATTAAGGAAGAACAGGCCAAGGCGGCCGAACGGGCCAAGGAACAGGCCAAGGCAGAAAAAGAGAAATTCGATGCCGCCGTTGCGGCCGCAGTCGAAAAGAAGATGGCCGAAATGGAGAAGAAGCCCGGCCGGCCTGCAAAAGAAACAAAAGAAAAGTAACAATTAACATCTTACAATTATGATTGCACAACAGGACATTATCTATGTGGACGTAACCACATTGGGAACTTTCACAGATGACCAAAAGGCCGAACTGATTGGGTATTTCAAGCGCGGAACCATTTTCCAAGTGGCCCAACGTTCAGCCGCCGGCGTATCCGAATGTATCGCCGCGACCTTTGCGGATGTAAGCACGACCCGCACCTACACCTTTGTGTTTGGCGGCGCAACCTTGCAGACCGTAACCGCACAGGAAACGATTTCCGCATAAATACCCCGTTGGGCGTTATGATTGAAAGGCATTAACCAAAAATTCAAAGGGAAAGAATTATGGCACTTACAACCGAACAACTAAATGCCAACACCGGATTAGCCGGGTTGACTGATGAACAGAAAGCCGCGATTGTTGAAATGTCGGTCAACGATGAAAATTCAGTAATCGCAAAAAAGACCGGGGAAATTTATGGTGGATTAGACGCAGACATTTTGGCCGCATCCGGAATCGCCAAGAATGGAACCGAAAAAACCTTTGATTATGCCAAAAGGGTTATTGGCGAAATCAAGGGCCAAGCGGGCAACGCCGCCGAATTGCAAAACCAAGTTTCCGAATTGACCAAGGAAAAGGCCCGTTTGGAATCTGTCATTGCCAAGGGTGGCGCGGATGCTGAAACCAAACGCGCTTTGGACCAAGCCAAGGCCGATTTGGCAAATGTGACCAAAGAATTTACGGACTTGAAAACCAAGTATGACAATGCCGAAGCGGAACACGCCAAAGCGATGTTTGCGACAAAGATTGATTCCGAATTCGCCAAAGCGACCGCCGGAATCAAATTCAAGGCCGATTTGCCCGTGTCTGTAACGTCCGTTCTGTTGGACCAAGCCATTACCAAAGTAAAGGGTATGAACCCCGAATACATTGATGATGGCAATGGCGGCAAAGTGTTGGCGTTTATGGAGAACGGAACACCGAAAAGAAACCCGGAAAACAACTTGCGTCCGTACACGGCATCCGAACTTGTGGCGGCCGAACTTAAAACGATGGGAGTTTTAGATGATGGCCGGAAGCAAACCGGGGCCGGGTCGCAAGGCGGACAGGGTGGAACCGGTGGCGGTTCCGGAACCGTTGATATATCCGGTGCAAGGACCCAAAATGAAGCCCACGAAATCATTGCAAGACAATTGATGGCGGCGGGAAAAATCAATGGTTCCAAAGAATTTGAGGAAGCGATGGCACAGGCGTGGAAAGACAACCACGATGTTATCAAGGCATTGCCGATTCAATAAAAAATAAGCCCGCAAGGCGAACCGAAAGGTGCATACTTTGCGGGCGTTTTTAAAAAACAATACCGGGTAAAGGGTCAATCCGGCAAATTCATTAACAATCAAAAATTAACGCATTATGTCACTTATCGCAACCCGTTTGCAGAATTGGCGTGTCGAAAACCCGGAATTTGACCGTAATATGGCCCGCCCGTTGGAGTACGGCGCATTGGATTTCTTTATTGAGCAAACCAACGCCGCGAATTCCATTATCAATCCCAATTTGCGCGACCGCGCATTCGAATCCATTGGTAACACCGTACAGGTTCCCGTCATCAACTATGATGGCGATGTGACCGTTTCGAACGTGCGTTCCTGCGTCATTGCTGATGATGAAAACACATCCGCATTGTACACCGTCAATTGGGTAACTTTGGCCGTTGGTTTCACTATGGTTCCCCAACTGTACAGAAACAACGAAATTAGTTACGAACACGATTTCGCCCGCAAGATGGAGAAAGTTTGCCGCGCTTTGGCAACTGCAATGGACATCCAAGCCATTGCCGCATTGGAAGCGAATAAAACCCAAGTGTTCAAGGATGCATTGTATTACACCGTATCTTCCAATTCCGTTCAAATCCCGTGGAATGCCCGTATGGAATTCTTGGCCGATATGAACGCGATGATGCGGGCCAATGCCTATCCGGAAATGTTGCACGTCATCGGTGGTGCCGGTTTCGATTCTCTTGTTCGCAAGATGGCCGAACACGACATTTACAATGATGTCAACAAACGTTTGGAGTATGACAATAAGGTGTTCCACTACACCAACAATATTGTCAATGAACTTGGTGTTTTCGCTACCGGTTACATCGTGGCCGATGGCAATGTGGGCGTTTTGACCCGCGTTGACCGCGAAGCATTGAGCCGCACCCGTGCGAATTTCCACGAGTGGGATGTCGTGCGTCTGCCTTATATTGACCTGCCCGTGGGTTCACATTACTATACCGCCGTTGGCGACCAATCCGGTATTGCCGGTGCCGCGTCCGCCGATATGGTTTGCAATGTGAAAGAGTATTTCGGATTCTCCGTTGATGTGGCATTCCTTGTCGCATACAACAGTGACCCGACCACCGTGGCCAATCCTATCATCAAGGTAGAGATTGCGACCCCCGGCACGGCCAATCCTTTCGCCCAACCCGTAGAGGTTGTGAACAGACAGGATAACCCCGTGTACACACAGGCGGCAAGTTAGTCCGGACAATAAATCCAAGTAATTCGCGGGGACGGGAATAATAAACCCCGTCCCCGTTTTTCATTATCAAAAACACGATTCAAATGATACGTTTGCAAGACATACAAACCGCGCTGATGAACGTTGTGGGATGGCAACAGGACTTTAACCCGGAACACAAGATTGACAAGGCGTTGTGCCAAAGCGAAAGCGGGCTAACATTCCAAGGCGCACACCCGCTTGTGACATTGGCGAACATCCGTGCGATAATGCCGGATGATTATTTGTTTCAGTATCCGGAATGGAATGAAATACGCCATTATAAGGTTGGAATGAAAGTCCGGCACGATAACATCCTGTGGATTGCAAACCACGATAATGTCGGACAGGAACCGAAAAAATCCGATTTCAACCAAGATTTCAACAATGATTTCGGCGGCGAAAGCCCGTGGGTAGTGTACAATATGGTGTCCGATTTCGTGCGTCAATTGACCATTAACGGAATCAATACCACGGTGCAGAATTTTTTGCAAGACAAAGAATTGCAACAGGAAACCCGGAATCTATTGGAACGGCGCACGTTCTTCGATGGGGCCGCACGTCTGCAAGCGACCATTGACCCCACGGGAAAGATTGTCGGTTTTGAAATAGTGCCGGTTCGGTCAATGGGTGTCACTACCAAGATTGAAAGAATCGGGTTGCAGATGGTAGGCGGAACGGGCAAAGTTAAATTGTATCTGTTCCATTCATCCCAAGTCGCGCCGATGCGGGTAATTGAATTGAACTTTACGAACACCAATGGTGGTTTCCAATGGTTTACCCCGGAAGAACCGATTTATTTGCCGTATATCCCCGGGACGGATGGGGACGGAAACGATGCCGGCGGCGCGTGGTTCCTGTGCTACAATCAGAATGAATTGCCGGCCGGGATGCAGGCATTGAACGTTTCAAAGGATTGGTCCGTTGAACCTTGCCAAACGTGTCTTGGCGGTTCTATCGAATCGTGGCGGCAGATGACCAAGTATTTGCAGGTGTCCCCGTTCGGCATCAAGGCCCCGGCGGACTTTGCTGATTATCCGGAGATGTTCGATATTGGCCAAATCGGCTATACCAACACGATGAACTACGGAATGAACGTGGAAATATCCGTTGGGTGCGACCTTACCGATTTCATCATATCGCAACGCGCTATCTTTGCCACGGTCATCCAAAGACAGGTGGCGGCGAATGTCCTGCGCACGATTGCGATGAATCCGGATGTAAGAGTAAACCGAAATCAAGTGAATGTGACCCGGGATGAACTGTTGTATGAATTGGATGGCGCACCACAGGGCCGGGCCGCCGGATTGGGCTATGAACTGAAACAGGCATACAGGGCGTTATCGTTGGATACGCGGGGATTGGACCGTATATGCCTGCAATGCAATAACCACGGCGTGAAATATCGCACAGTTTAACAAATAATTATTTAAGGATATGAAAATTGAATTTGAGGTACGCGACAATTTCGGAAACGACGGCGGCCCGGTTTATGGCGAACAACGGATGGCAGGCGTTATTTCCGCGTTTGGGAATATGATTTTAACCACGATGGATGAAACCATTTACAACGTAAAAATCAACGGAAAAGATTTTACCCCGTAATTTTTGTGAAAAATGGCGTATAAGGGGCGTTCCCGTCAAAAATGATAGATTACCTATATTTTTGGCGAAACGCCCGAAAAACGCCCGAAAAATGGCCAAAACGAAGAAATGGGAATATTAAACGACTTGCGGGCACGGGTGGCAAGTGTCAATGATGGGTTAAAGACCGGCGAAATCATCCGGGATGTGGTTATTCAACATCCGGATGATATATTGGACTTGCAGAGGGACCAATTGTTTCGGGGTTTGGCAAGTTCCGGCGCAGAAATCCGGCCATACTATTCAGAAGATTTGAAACCATCCGGATATTTCCATTCAATCGAATCGGCCCG